CGCTCGCTGAATGTTGATCGCCCCCGCCCCTTCGGGCGCTAGAAGGTTCGCCTCGATGTTAGCGGTCACCGCCCGCGGATCCGTGCCCCGCAGTTGCGCAATCCCCTCACGATAGGCCCTGGCCACCTCGGATCGTGGGTTCAAAGCCAACTGCTCAATGGGCCCGCGGACTTTCTTCTCCTCGATTTTGGCGGTGTCGAGGAACGCACGGGCGAGCGCCGGATCCGTCTGCAGCATCTCCAGCCCCTGCCCGAAAGTCGGCGGCAGCATGGCCGCGCCACCACGAAACCCGCCGAGCAGTTGACGGCCGGTCCGAATTCCCGGCGCGAACTCCCGTACCTTCTGGGCGAGGGTGAGAGACCCTGTGCCGCTGATCGCGCCCTCGATGTCCGCAGCGCCTCCACTGATGGCCGCAAACAGTGCGCCGGCCTCCTCCGGGCTGGCGCCGAACGCTTTGAGCCCGATCAGTGCGGGCGGGATGTTTTTGGCCTGCTGGCGCGGTTCGGTGACCGCGGAGAGTTGTCCGACGGCCGACAGGAATCCGGCGTTGCGCGCCGCATCCGCCGTGCCGGTGACCTTCTCCATGTGTACGAGAGAGCCGGCGAATTCCCTCAACTGCCCGGGATCGTCAGGGAACAGTTTCGCCGCCTGTTCGACGGCGGCGGCCGCGATCGGAAAGCGGCCGGCCGATGCGCTGTACGCCGACGCCAGCGCGTCGGTAACCGCCGCCTGCGGAGTGAGCGTGCGCCGCGAGATTTCCGCGGCCGCCGCCATCGCCTTGCGCGCCTCCTGAGCGCTCACCGCGCCCAGGTTGCGGATGAGATTGGCCTGCGCTGTGTAGAGGGTCGCCTGCTCCCCGAAGGCCTGTTTCTGCACGTCGCGGATGTTCTCGAACTCGGCGCGCAGCAGCTGCAGGCCCTTGAACAGCACGCCGCCGGCGCCGGCGACGCCGGCAAAGCGCAGCAGCGCCGCCGGGTCGAAGGCCTTGGTCAGCGAGTCCCCGACCCGCTTGCCGGCCTCCTCCGTTTTTGCCAGGCCGGCGCGCTGCTGCTGCTCGGCCTGCGCGATGCGAATGAGCGACCGCAGATAGCGGGCCTCATCGCCGGTGAATTCGACGGCAACCTGCGCCATGGTAACCGACTACTCCGCATCGACCGGCACGAACGCATCGACGTCCAGCGGCTGCGAGATGCGGACCCGCGCGATTCCCAGCAACCGCGCCGCCCCGCGCATGATCGGGGGCGGCGTCTTCCAGGCCAGCGGGATCGCCTCTCCCATCATGGTGGCGATCACCCGAAATCCGCGCGCCACCGGGATCCCGTCGATACGTTGCCCCGCGAGGTCCTCCACGTGGATCACGTAGGGGTGGTGATCGGGCGCGTTGATCCCGCCGGCGTGAGAATACGTGAGCGTGCCGACGTAGCCGTTGTCCCAGACGACGTCCGCTTCCCATCCGTACGGTCCGCCCGTATTGGACACGTCGAATCCCGCCGCGCGGGTGAGCGTCGGCGTACCATCGGCGAGCGTGCCGGCGTAGGTGATCTCGACCACGGCGCCAGGCAGAATGCGGCGGATGGTGGAGCTCGCCCAGTCCGGCACGCCGTGAGCCAGCGGCTCGCATAGCCCGTTGCTGGCATCGACCACGCGGTAGCCGATCTGCCAGAGCACCCCCTCGCGGGTAAAGCCCACGCCCTCGTTGGCGTGGCAATCGCCCACCCCCACGGCGTAGGGCGGCGTAACGCACGGACACAAGCCGCACAGGTCCTTGGGCGGCGCCGTTCCCCGCTGGCCGCGCGCCGGTTCGAGGAGCAGCCCGGCAATCGCCAGCGATATGGCGATGCAAGCCACGATGACTGTGTTTCGCTTCATGGGGTGATCTTCTCCTTCCTTAAGATCGCACCGCCCGGTTGGGCGGCGCCTCGTCGTGATGCATTCCCAACGCCAGCGCCGCCAGGTCCGCCGGCGTCGGCCGGTACTCGGGCAGCCGTCCCGCCGCCCATGCGACGAACGTCATCCACCTCGCGTTTAGCCGCCATCCACGTCCACATTCACCGGCTCGCTCGCCGCTTTTTTTTTGACCCAGCCGGCGAACACCTCCCACTCGATGGCCGCGTCCAGCACCCGTTGCCAGCATCCGTCGAGCAGACCGAGCATGGCCACCTCGACCGACCCGATGCGGTAGTTTGCGGCCAACAGCTCCACCGCGCCGACGTGTACGTCGTCGACCTCGATGGTCACCGTTCCGCCGCCCCGCTCGGCATCGGCGGATCGGGTGATGGCCTCACTGCGCTTGGCGAGCCACTCCCGGGCGACGCGGTCGATGGCCTCGTATCGCGGCAGCACGTCCCCCAACTCCCAGCGTCCCTGCGCGTTCAGCCGCGATCGTCGCGGAAGCGCGGTAGGCTGCCACTGGCCGTCGAGGCAGGCATGTACCACGGGCACCAACCACTGCTGTCCGTCTCCCAGCTCGACGGCGCACCCGCCGACGGCGTCGTCACGTAGCAGATCATGCGGACCGATGTCCAACCCCGACGCGTACACCCCGACGCCGACGACGTCGTCGGCTACCGTCCTTTTGCCTGCGGCCGCCCCCACCCACGCGGCAGGGGCCTTGACCGATTTGTGCCACTGCTGACCGGCCAGTGGGTAGTAGCCGACATCGACGCCCATGCCGCTGCGCGCGACAACCAGTCCACGCCCGCCGTCCGGCCCCATGGCGCAACCCACACGCTCGATGCGCGTGTCAGGAAACGCATAGCCGAGCCCGGCGCTGGTGAGTCGGGCGCGCAGCGCGGCGGCGTCAACCTCGTCCTCAAGCCCCCCGATGTAATATAGGAATCCGGCCATGACCTCTCCCTTTTACGCGATGGGCACCCCCGTGGTGAGCGTGAGCGGGACGTTCACTCCGTCGTGCGCAGCCTTGATGCGCACGGTGCACGTGGCCGGCTGATTGCCGGAGCCGGAGAACGGCTCATCGGCGACGGCGATGCCGGCGAAGTTCACCCGAACGTGCTCCGTGGCCGCGTCCAGCTCGAACGCACCGCCCTGGATGCGCTTGCGAAAGTACAAGCGCGACAACGTTTGGTCCGGCGTAGCCGCCTGCGTGGCCAGAACCCCGGCGAACGGGATTCTGGCCGCGGCTAGCAGCGTCACGTCCACGCCGGTGATGGTGATCTCCGGCATGACCTCGCGAATGTAGACGAATCGATCCCACACCTCGCCGTCCGCGCCCTCGGTCACCGCGGCGATGCCGAAATTGACGGCCACGCTGCGCACCCCCGTGATGGGCACCGCGTTTACGTAGATGGGTCCGAGCGCGAACCGCTCGGCGTCGGTGATGCCCGCAGGCAGCGCAGCCCCGTCGGAGACGACGATCGGGTCGTTGGCGCCGTCATAGGCCAGCACCGCGGATAGCCCGAGCTCCGCATCACCCGGGTGCTGACAGTTCAGGGCTCCCAGCACCAGCAGCCCCTTGGCCGCCTTGAACGAGCGGTGCACGGACCCGGTTTTGCGCGTTCCGCCGTCGTCGGCCTGCGTGCCGAACAGCGTGACCTTGTCGGCTCCCAGCCCGGCAATCGACAGCCCCGCAAAAGGGATGTTCGCTAGCGCCTCGGCCAGCGCCTTGGTCGTAAAGTCAAACGTCGACGCCTGCCCCTGCACGCTGACGAACTTGGGGTAGACCTCGCCGTTGAGCGCGTCGGTGACGAACTGCGTGCCCAATCCCACGCGCTGCTGTCCGATGCCCCCCAGCGTGACCGGAGTCACGGTGCCGATGCGCACGCCCGAAATGTGATCGACTCGTGTGACCGCCATTGTTGACCCGCCTCCTGTTTCTACGCCGCGAGCTCGCGACGCCGAATCGTACGATCCTTGTCCATTTGCTCCTGGAGCGTCTCGTCGATGATCCGCACCAACTCCTGCTCCTCCTGCGGAGATACCCTGCGCAGCTCGTCCGGCTTGTTGATGCGGCTGTCCGCCCGGCGGAGCAGGAAGTACGGCGGCACGTCCATCACCACCCGACAGCCCTGGGAGGTGGCCCGGACGCTGCGCCGCAGGGTCATGTCCCGCGTGGTGCCGGTGAGCACATTGGGGTCGGTGTGTCCGTAGCGACTGAGCTTCCGCCCGGTGTACGATCGCCGGAAACCCTGGGAACCCTGCGCCCCGCGCTCTCCCTGACGTTTCTCGTAACCGTACTCGCGATATGCGCGGCGCGTGAAGTGCCGCGGGCGCATGACGCGGTGCCAATGTTTCCCCGCCGCATCCCAGCAGACCGTGAGCATCTGCCGCATCAGCGTACGAGCGACGCCCGGCGTCGCGCCGCGTTCGGTGACTCGGATGAGAATCATTGCGTCCCCCACTGCACGCGCAGGTAGGCGGTGTCGAACACGCCGTTGGTAGGCGCCTCGTCCTCCGCCGATACGCCGATGTCCTCGACCGCGATCCCGATCAGCACCGGCCATCCGTTGGCCGGCGCCTGCGCGGTGAGCGTCTGCAGGTCAGTGACGATGTCATCGACCACGTCCCGCCAGGCGACCATCCTCGCCTGTGCGTCGCGCACGACGTCCACAGGCGCATCACGTTCGAGAATCACGACCAGCTCCCCGCGGTCCTCAAACGTGGCCACGGCGCTGGAGGACAGCAGCACGTTTTCGCTGCGTACGATCGCGAAAGGCCGCAAGGCCTGCAGCTCCTCGCGGCTGTGCTTGTCCCCGTCCGTCGGCGCGGGAATGGCCCACGGGTAGATGTGGCCCAGCGCCCCCGCGGCCACCACCTCGCGCACCAAGCCCTGAAACGCGGTCGAGTTGCTGAGCATGTCGCGGAAGGCCACCTCCGCCGTTTTCATGCTGCCCATGTCAGCTCCTCCCTACGCCGCGTAGGTCTGCGCGCCCACCACAACCATCCGATAGGGGATGGTCGCCGTCGCTGGGTTCAGCCGGAGCGTGTCCGCAACCCCGGCGCTCAGAGCCAGCTGTGTGTCCATGTTTCCAAGGATGAATGGGGTGTTGGCGAACGCTAGAGCGACGTACGCCGCGTCCCAGTTCGGCCATTGGCGCCGAAGCAGGTTGCCCGAGACCTCGATTGGGCTGTGGTCGGTGGCTAGATTCAGGACCGAGAGCCAGCGTATTGCGAGGCAGTCCGTCCGACCCAGCACGTCGAGAAGTCCCCCGCCAACGAAGTTGAAGTCCAGCGGCGGACCTTCGAGGGTCCCGTCGAACACGTACACGCGGTCGTTGCCGAGAACCGACGCGCCGTTGCGCGGCGACGCATACCGAAACGGCTCGAGGATTTTCGCCTCGGGAATGATGTCCTCCACGGCATCGCCGTAGAGCAGCCCGTTGACGATCAGCTCGATGCTGCCGTTGAACCCGTACGGCACCGGCTACCTCCGTTTCGTTCGTGTTCGGAAGCGCAGCGTTGCCGAGCAAAACGCGCAGCGCACCGACAGGCGGCGATTCCCTTCACGGCGTCCTGCTCCGCATGAGTTCGTCAAGACGGTCGAGTTTAGCCAGCACCCGCGATTGGTTGGCCTCCACGTTGCCCACCCGCTGGGTCAGCGCCGCCAACTCGGCAACCCGTTTGGTGCGTTCGGCGAGCTCGCGCTCCGCGAACCCCAGTCGCGCGTCCAAGTGTCTTACCTCCACCAAGATGGGAAGCGCGGCGTCCAGCTTGTCCTCCAGCCGCTGCAGGTCCTGCCGGCTGACCTCGCCGCGGATGGTCACCGTTCCGCCAACGCCGGCGGCCCCCGCGACGCCGACGATGGTTACCCATCGCCTGACGCCCTCCCTTGTATTCTGCGTCATTGCTGCTGCACCCTGCCCCTCCGATGGGACGTTCGCCGCATCAACTCAGCCCGGCAATGCGTCTCGCTCTGATGCTCGATGGCCACCACGGCCCAGGTTTCGCCGGCCACATCCACCTCGTCGTTGACCGCCACTCGCTCGACGTCGCCGTCCCCGCCCAGTCCGACGACGATCGAGCGCACGGCCACGCGCCCGAGGTTGCCAGCCGCATCCGTGTCCGACCGTTCGCTGACCGGTCCGAGCCGCACAACGATCCCCTCGTAGATGCGCCCTCCGGTGTAGGGCTGCCTATAGGTCGCGACCTCCCCGAACACCGCTTCCATCTGCGCCCGGCCGCCGTCCGCGTGCTCGGAAAACCCGCTCATTGTCGATTCCGCCCAGGTGCAGGCGCCGCTGCGTGGGGTGGCTGCGAAACCAGTCACGCAGCGGCGCCGCCCAAACAACCCGCCTACGTGGTGATGTTCGAAAGCAGGTGCCCGGCCTCGACGTAGGCCACGTCCTCGTACACGTCGTGCCGCGCCCGGACAAAGTCCGCCCGCCGCGACTCGCTGGCGTACTCGTCAATCATCCCGCCGATCAGCGATCCGTCGCCCGTCCAGTGGATGGTCCGGCCGAGCGTCGCACGGGCCATGTTCCCGTCGCGCCGCGGGTCGATGTACGCGACCATCGCGTACTCGTCGCTCCACACGCTGGACAGCGCCTTGGCGGCGCCTTCCGCGGCCGTGTTTTTGACCGCGCCAGCAACCAGCAACTGCGCGACGCCCAGGGCTTGGGCGATCACCGCCCCGGTGATGTTGCCGACCCGCGCGTCCAACAAGCCGTTGTACTTGATGTACTCGACCAGCTTCGCGCAGCGCCGCATGTTGTTGTAGACCTTCCAGTTGACGATGACGGTGTTGGCGATGAGGCCGGAGTTGGCAAAGAGCACGCCCATCGCGGCGCCCACGTCGCCGACCGGATCGGCGTTGACGAAATCGTCCCACTCGTTGGTGACGCCCGTCGTCAACGAAGCGCCCGTCCAGGTCGTGGCGTTGAACACTGCGGCTGCCACGCGCTTTTCGTACTCGGTGAGCAGGACGTCGCGGGCCAGCCCCGCGGCCATCTGCTCGGCCGCCAAAAAGCTGCCGTACAGCTTGGCGTTGCGCCGGTCGACCTCGACCGTGTAACCGTACTCCTTGGTCGCGTAGGTTCGCGGCTCGTAGCGCAGGCGCCCTCCGGCATACTCTCCGCCGCTGGCCCGCGCGATGTTCACGTTGCGCTTGGCTTCCTCGATGGGCTGCACGCCGTAGGTCCCGAACTCCTCGGCCACGTCGACCACTGGGAGCACCAGCGCGCCGATGTACCCCTGCAGGGCCATCTCCGTGTCGAACTCCGCGAACCCCAGCGCCAAGTCCGGGCGTCCCGCGCCCGGTGCCGAGGATGGATGCATGATCAGACCTCCTTACTCGAATTCGCAGCCACCCTCTGTTCACACACAAAAAAACGAACGCAAACGCCGGCGATCAGATGATCGGACAGCCGATGCTCATCACGCTGACGAACTGATCGGCACCGCCCACCGCCTCCAGAAACACGCCGACGTAGGCGCTTGTGACCGCGCTAGCAACCTTCCCGCTGGCCGCCGCATACGCGGCGACTCCCGCGGCGCTAACGGCGGCGCCGCTCACCATTTTGCGCACGCCCGGCGCGTTCTTGAGCCGTACCGTCTTGACGTCGCCGTCGGCAAACGCCGGCTCGTACATCGTCCCGATCTCGATCAGCCCGTCGCTCACGCCGGCCGCTGCGAGCTTTCCGGCGGACAGCTTGACACGGATGCCCTCGCCCAGCGCCCCGCCCGCGACAAACGACGAAAACCCGTCGTGGGTCTCGATACCCATGAGTCTACACCTCCTCGTTTCTGTGCCTTGGCCCCACGACCGTCGCGGAACCTAGAAGCGAACACTCAGACCGCGGCGCGCTGCCGCTTGGGGTGCGCCGCCTGGTAGCCGTCCACGTACTCCCGGTGCAGCTCGGGCTGCGCCGCCGCGACCCGGCGAATGGCGATGATGCGATTTTCGCCCTTGGCCACCAACGCATCGACGGCGGCCTCGAACGGATGGGGCGCCCCCGCGTTCGTCGCCTGGACGCAGCCAGGATCCTCCGCGGTGAGCCGGCTGCTGTGCGGATAGCCCCCCCCCGTGCCGGCCGCGGGCGCCTTGACCTGCGCCTGCGCATCGGCCGCCGCCTTGTTGGCGGCCTCGACCTGCCGCTCCATTTCCGCGACGTAGGCCTGCTGCGCCTGCTGCAGCGTCATCCGCCCCTTCAGGGCCGCGACCTTGAACGCATCGGACGCCTTGGGCATGGCCGCCTCCAGCTCCTCGAGGCTGGCCGCGGGCGACGCCTGCGACGCAGCGCCGCCTTTCGTTTTCGACGGCGCCACACCGTCAGGCTGCGCGCTCGACCCCGTCTGCACAGCCACTTCTCCGCCGGCCGCGTTGGCGTCAGTTACCGTCGACTCAGCTTTCGTCGTCGACATTGAACTCTCCTTGCGGCCGCCGCCGCTCTTGACCCTGCGGGCCATGTCCGCGATGACCCGATCGAGTGCCCGCACCCCATCGATCAGGCCCATTTTCGTTGCCTCGGCGGCCGACCACACCCGGCCGTCGCTCCACTGCAACACCGCCTTGCGCTCCGTGCCCCGCCCGCGCGCCACCGATGCGACGAACATCTCGGCCGAGGCCTCGACCCACCGCTGCCACTCCGCGATCTGAGCCTCGGTGATCTCCGATCCCATCACGCCCGCGCCCTTGAACTCGCCAGATCGCATGATGTGCACCTTCACGCCGGCGTCGGAGAAAAACTGGCTCCAGTCCTCCACCACCATGTACGTGCCGATGCACCCGACCACGGCCGACGGATTAGCAAACGCCTGCGACGCCTGCGACGCAACGTAGTAGGCGGCCGACGCGGCCATGTCCTCGACGTAGGCCCAGGTGAGCTTCTGCGCCGCCGCCTCCGCCACGTCGGCGGCCAGGTCATCGGTGCCGGCGACCGTCCCGCCGGGGCTGTCCACGTGCAGCAGGATGCCGCGGACGTCCTGGTCGCGCACCGCCATGCGCATCTGCCGCCGGACCTCGACGGTGCCCACGTCGAATGATGAGCCCCACTTGGTCATCAGCCCGTTCAGCTCCACGATGGCGATGCCGTCCTGGGTGACGGCGTAGGGTTTCCCGTTGCGCGAAGCTTGCACCGCGGTCTGTGCCTGCCGCTCCATTTGCTCGGCATGGGCGACGGGATCAACCCTGCGGATTTGCGCGCAGATCTGATCGAACGCCGGCGGGTACAACGCCGCCAAGCCCAGGTACTGCATGGGGTGGTGCACCCGGCGACCGCCATAGACGAACGGGAACTCGCTGCCCTCGATGTCGCTCACCGTCACCGTCGCCTCCCGCGCTTGCGCGCCACAACAGCGTTCGCCTGGCTCCCATCAGCCGCCTGCCGCGCCTCGGTCTCAGCCAGCACCTCCAGGTAATCCTGCGCCTTGGGCCAGCGGGCCAGCTCACGCCACGTGATGCCGGCGGATGGGTAGGTTCGGTTCAGCTCGTCGGCCTTCTCGATGGCTAGCCGCGCGAGCAACGCCTGATCCTCGACGATCTCCGCCGCGATCTCATCCCAGTCCAGCCCCCGCTCCGCGAGCACCCTCCGGCTGCTCGATAGGCGCTCCGCGATGCGCAGTGCGTCGGCCTTCGCCTCCTGTTCGGGTTGGATGTACGGCCACGTCGGCGTATGCCATGTGTGCCGCAGCAGCTCGTCGCCGCCCCGAACCTTCTTCGCATCCATCCATTCGCGGACCTTCCAGATGTAAGCCGGCCGGTGCAGCCGGTTCACCAGCATCCGCTGGTTGCGCCGAAAGCCACGACGGGCCCCGTCCACTGCCCCGCGCCACCCGGAGAAATTGGTCTGGCTGGCGTCCATCAGCACCAGCACCAGCGGCAACCCGAGGTTCACCCCGATCAGAGTCAGCAGCATTTTTGCGTGCTCGAAAAACTCCGGGTTGGGGACGTTGGGCGACCAGGGAACCAGCTTCTCACCTGGCGCGCCGGTGATGACAGCGCCCGGAGCCCACTCCTCGATCTGGCGGGTGGTGCCGTCGCCCTGCGGCTCGCTGGTGGTGGAGCCCATCGCCGGCGTGGTGGTCGGCGGCGTGACCATGCTGGACCGCTCGCGAAACAGCGTGATCATCGAGACCATGAGCGCCTGCACGATTTTGTACTCGTTGAGATCCTCAAATCCGCAGGCGGTCCCGAAGATGGGCGCAAACGCGGTGATGCCACGCGTCTGGCTAGTGCGCTTGGGGTTGTACACGTGGAAGCACCGTCGCACGCCGCGCGAATCAAAGGCGTCTCGCGCGATGAAGTCCCTTTTCAGGCCGGAGAATTCGGACCCGTCTACCGGCTCGTCCGTGATCCAGTAGCGGATCCTCTCCCGCCGCGCGGACAGCTCTACCCCGTGCACGATCGCGTCCCTGCGATTGCGCTGCGGCGTGCGCAGGCGGTGTGCCTCATAGGTCTCGATGGCCCCCTCCCGGCCGCCATCCGGGTCAAGGCCCACGTGCAGGACGTCCCCCTCGACGAACGTGGCGCGCAGGCTATCACACTCGAGGTCGTGCCAGGTGCGTTCTCCGGCCGCGTCGCACGACTGCGGATCCTCAGCCCAATCGCGCCAGCGCAGACTCAGTTCGCGGTCCTTGTCCTTGTCTCCGGTGTTGGGGTTCGGGGAGAACCCCAGCTGCACGGTCTCGGTGACCGCACGCTCGACGGCCTGCCCGATCACCGCGTCGTTGCGAACAAAGTCGCGGGCGTATTCGATGAGCTTGAGCCAGTCGGACTCCCGCCGGTAGTGGTAGTCGGCGCCGCTGCCCGACGCGGAATACCCCTCGCGCCGCCGCCGCAGCCGATCGTCCCGCGCGGCCAGGTAATCCGATCGCATGCCCTCCATGCCATCGATCGCCGAGGGCGACTGGAGGCGCAGCGAATTGCGACGTCGGGCCATCAGCGTCGACTCCTGCGCAGATCGCCGTAGCGCACTCCGGCCGACCCGCCGGCGGTCGCGGTGCTTCCCGTCCCGTTGGACGCCCCCCAGTTTTCAGCCGTTTTGAGCAGGTTCTCGAGCCGCTCCAGGTCGTGCCGGACCCGCTCCATGCCGGAGGGGCCGGATTGCTGCAGCTCCTCGTATCTGCGGCTGATGAGGATCCGCGTGGCGATGATGTACCGCCCGCACTCCGCAGGGCTGTTGTGCACATCGTACCCGGCGGTGTTTTCGTGCTCGGCCTGAACCTCGGCGAGCGTGGATGTAGCGTCGACGGCCATGACGCCCACCAGATGTAGCGTCGCCGCCTGCAACTCACAAGCTGTTTTTGCCGGATGGGAGGGACGGGGGCGTTTCCGTCCAGCCCCACACCCCCCGCCGGGGGCCTGGACTACTCAAACTAGCCCACCACCCGAAACCAGATGGCATCGCGGGCGATAAGGTACTCGCACTCCACGTTGGCCAGTCGCAGTCGGCGTCTGATTCCAACAGAGGCAGCCAGCCGCCGCTTGCCGGTGGGGGGGATGGGAAACAGCAGGGCAGTCCCCCGCGGTGCCTCCAGCAGTTGGGCGGCGAAAGCGGCGTACGCGGTCCCTGACGTACGCTCCGCCTCGGGACGCTCATCCCAATTCCGCGTTTCAAACGCCCTGGTCGGTCGGACCGGCGGCGGCGGAAACGCCCTGGTCGGTCGGACCGCCGGTTCGCGTGCCGCGGCAGATTGGGGCGCGATGGGCTTTGGCGCGCGCTTCGCGGCCGGGATCTTCGGTTTGCAGACGTGCCGCCGGATGCACTCCCGGTGCGTGAACGCTCGGCAGACCGGGCACTGATCCGAGTCCTTCACGCGGATCTCGACGTCGCACACCCCGCAGATTACGCCGGTCCCCGAGTTCACGCGGAGCCCTCCCGTTTCGCTTTGCGTCCGGTGAACCTCTCCCACCTAGCGACGATCACGTCGCAATACAGCGGGTCGACCTCCATCAGAAACGCCCTGCGCCCGGTCTGTTCAGCGGCGATTAGCGTCCGCCCCCGCGAACCGCCCCGGACCGACTTTGCCTTCCTGGGCTTGGGATTGGGCGTCTCGGCCTCTCTCTTGGCCAGCTCCTCAGCCGCGATGAGCGTTGACCCGCTTCCCCCGAACAAGTCGAGCACGTTCTCGCCGACGCGTGACGAGTACTGCATTGCTCGAACAGCCAGCTCGACCGGCTTTTCGGTGAGGTGGATCATCGATTGTGGGTTGACCTTCTGCACATCCCACACATCGGTCGCGTTGTTGGGCCCGAGAAAGGTATGCCCAGCACCCTCCCGCCAACCGTAAAAGCACCACTCATGGTTGCCCATGAAGTCCTTCCTGGTGAGCACCGGGTGCCGCTTGTGCCAGATAAGCGCCTGCGAAAAGTAGAGGCCGCAGGCCCTGAGAACCGGCGGATAGTTACCGACGTTCGCGTATCCGCCCCACACGTAGAAGCTGCACCCCGGACGCAGCACCCGTGCCATGTTCCCGAACCAGGCGCGCAACAATGCCTCGAACGCCGCATCGGATACGAAGTCGTTGGCCAGCGGCCGTTCAACCCGCACGTTGTACGGCGGATCGGTGTTAACCAGGTGTATCGGCTGGCCGTCGAGCAGTCGGTCCACGTCCGCGTCCTTGGCGCTGTCGCCGCAGAGCAGGCGATGGTCGCCCAGCACCCAAAGGTCTCCCGGGCGGGTGATGGCCTTATCCGGCGGCGCAGGGATGTCGTCCGGGTCACACTGGCCATCGGTCACCAAGTTGCTCACCCGAGCCAGGGCCTCGTCGATCTCGAGGGCGTCGAACCCGCTGGAGGCCACGTCCACCCCGGAGTCGGGCAGCCGAAGCTCCATCAGCAGCGCCGCCAGCTTGGCATCGTCCCACCGCCCAACCACCTTGTTTAAGGCCACGTTGAGGGCCTTCTCCTTCGCCGGCGGCAAGTCCACTACTTTCACGTCGACGTGCGTCGCTGAAAACTCGTGCTCCAACACGGTGAGCCGCTGGTGCCCGCCGATCAGGTTGCCGGTGCGGGCGTTGTAGACTAGGTCCTCGACCAGCCCGAACTCGGCGATGGAGCGCCGGAGCTTTTCGTAATCGGGATCCCCCGGCGCCAACTCGACACGCGGGTTATACTCCGCGCGTCGGATGTCCTTGATGGCAATCCGCTGAATGGGGAACGCCGCCACCTCATTGCCGCTTTCCATGCGTCTGGCAGCCTTGGCCGGCTTTGCCGTCTTGACCTTGATGATGCTCTTCCTCATCGCGTCTCCTGTGGCACCGGCGTCTCGCCGGTGACACCCGCCAGTGCGTTTCACGGCGCGAAGTTCTTCGCCGTCGCTGCGTTTCCCGGTGCCGGGTGCCATTGCAGCTTCTGTTGCCGGGCCTCGTCGTCGTCGCGGGCCACGTCCACCCATCCACCCCACTGGCAACTCCAGCGCACCAGCCCCCGGTTTCGCAGCACCTGGATGGTTCGCCTCTGCCTCCGATCCCAGCTCGCGCAGTTGTACCCCGGCCGCTCGCGGATGCGTTGCAGCACCTGACGATGATCGACCGACAACCTGATTCTCATCCTGCACCTGCCCCATCGCGATCATGTTTCATCGTCGCCCCTTCCCCTCCGCATTTCTGGCACGCCCCGCTGCCGGCACATACCGGGCATTCGTCCCCGTCTACGTCGCCCCACCCAGCGCACGCAACGCAGCGCCCCGGATGCTCTCCGTCGCAACACGTTGTGCATTCGCATTCCTCAGACATGCCGGCCACGTGGCCGGATCCCCGCCCTTTCCGGGCATCCGCACGCGGAACCTGGCGCTCTCATCCGGCTGGCCGTCCAGACGATCATGTTTTCGCCAACCACCGGTACGGTTGGGTACCATCGTGTCGCACGGGCGCACTTGTGCCCACTCCCGCAGGGGGAACTGGTCATCGTAGTACGGAACGTGCACCAACGAGCCCAGTTGTTTCACGAACACCGGAACCTCTGCACCGAAGCAGTCGCTAAGGATGTTCATGATCCAGGTCAGGTCGCAGGGCCGGGCTCCTCTGCCGGACTCCCCTCCGACGATGACCCAGTGGATGCCGTCCAGGGCCACCGGCGGCAGCCGGACCGGCCCTAGCAGGGGTTCGACCGACAGGAACCGTATCGCAGCCGGGCAGCGTCGCAGATGTGGGATTCTCGCGACGGCAGACTGCTGGTCCTCAACCGAGGTCCCTAGCCAGACGTTGGGAAGCGGCCATTGCAGACCATCGCCGTCGAAGTACTGCCGCACCCCGCGACGCTCGAAGTCTGCGCCCTCCATCAGCATCGTAGCGGCCCGCGAAGCCACGCGATTGGGTGGGTCGAATCCGTTGGAATCGACGTCGGTAAAGTACTGCGCCATCCGCTCCGGCCGCTTAGTCAAGACCTGGAACGTGTGCTGCGGACACAGGGCCATTACCGCAAACGCGTTGTCCACGAAATCAAAGGCCACCTTTTCGTGGAACAGGTCGCTCATGGAGTTCACGAAGATCCGCCGCGGCCGCTTCCAGTGCATCGGAATCTCCAGCGCCCGTGAGTCGCAGCGCACCTGGCCGTTGAAGTGATACCCGGCGACCCCGATCCCGTCCGCGATCGCCGCGGGTTTTTGCAGAACGGTGAGCCCGACGTATTGTGCTGTGCGCCCCTTGCCGATGTGCGCCTTCGGGCTGTCGTACATCGCCTCGAGCCTTCGGGTCATGGGGACTGCGTAGCAGTGATCGCATCCCGCTGAGACGCGCGAGCACCCCTGCACCGGGTTCCAGGTTGCATCCGTCCATTCGATGCGGCTGTCGTTAGACATGGTCGCTCCCAATCACACCCCGCCGCCGTCGCTCGCTGCCATCCAGCGCCCAACACACCGCGGGCAAAACAGTCGGCGTTCGAAGACCCGCCACCCCGCGTCGAATGCCTGCTCGGCGTCCAACGCACACAACAACCCAGCCACGCAGGTGTAGCAGCGCCAGGGGTTTGGCGCCAACCGATCCCGCGGCAGCCCCGCGGCGATGGCCTGGATCTGCCGGCGCCTGTAATCGTCCTCGCTCTCCGCAGTGACCATCATTGCGCGTTCGTCAAGTCGCCTCAACGTCGATTACATCGAGCCGTCACACCGGCGATACAGTCGGCTCGGCAAGCCCCGCCGCGTCGGCGATCGTGTCCAGCAGTTGTTTCACGGCGCCCTGGCGGGCGAACGTCCCTAGACCACCGGCGGCCGGCGGCCCAGCTCTGTAAAGCATCTCGATGACTGTCGCCTGCCGGACCGTGAGGTAGTTCACGTCGCAGTGCCGGACCTGCCCGATCGCCCCGGGTCGCAACCGCAACTGTACAGTCACCACCACGATCTCGCTGGCATTCGCCGCACCCGTGGGTTCGTTTCGACGTTTGTCGCGTCTCACCTACCCCGCCTTTCTCTTAGTCTGCGCAGCGGCTCATCATACGGCCGCCGCATCGCGTCCCTGCGCGCCGCAGCCGGGCCGCGCAACCCGGCCACGTCCGACCCCGCAGACGCCTGCGGTTCGTCGATGACCCTCGTTCCGCAAAACGCCGCGGCGGCCATTGCCCCAGCGGCGCAGTCTAGCAGGTGATTTGCGCGCTTGATCCGATCCCAGTAGCGGACCATTCCAGTCCCGCGCCCGGATCCGGCCACGAACTTCTCACGTAGCACCTCAGCCGTGAAATGGTTCGCGATCGTCGCATGTTTGCCCGACATGGCCTGGTAGAGCAGCAGGGCTCCGCGCTGGGTACGCTCCAGTTTCAGCGCCGCCGCCACCCGGCTCTTCCAGTGGTCGGCGTTGATCTCGACCAAAAATACGCCGGGCTCTTTGAGCAGCCGGACCTGGAACTGCTCGCCGACGAAAGCCACCTCCGCGCCGGTTTTGGTGGCCCCGCGGTAGGCCCGCTCCTGGCCTGCGCCGAACCCCTTCGCCGGGTACCATCGCCAGGGCAACGTGGGGTTAATCTGCGGATCCCGGCACAGTCGGTACACGGTTTCGGTGTGGGCATCGTATCCGCTGTCGATCCACACGCAGTTGGGCGCCCGCAGTCCGCCCTTGTGCGCCCAACCACGCCGGCAAAGGTCGGCGAACTCGCGTAGCCCGATCTCCAGCGATTTTTCCGGGCCCAGTTGGGCCGCCGCCAACTCAAACGTACCGTAGTCGATGATCGTGGCGGTCGCGTCCATTCGCGCGGCGAGCACCAGGTACCAGCAGGCGTAGCGCCCGGTGTCGACGAACACGGTGAGCCGTTCCGCGTCATCGGGCATGACCCCCTGCGGCGTGCCTCCCACCCGCGCGGTCACCTCGTCAAAGCGCAGCTCCGACAGGTCGATCGTCGTTGGTTTGTGTGGGATGCACCAGTCGAATTGCCGCACGGCGCGCAGCCTCTCGTCGCGGTGCCCCTCGTGTTTCTCCCGCGCCAGGTGCCACTCGCTAAGCGCCAGATTGCCGGGCGGAACCATGCAGTTGTGCACTCCCGTCCAGCGGAAGCCCAGGCCGACGGTGTCGGGCAGCTCCCCGACCACCCGGTCGTTCTCGATGCGCTGCCCGCGATGTAACACCAACGCCCTGCGGTTCGCGTCGTGCCGCTCCTGCTCGCTCCAGGCCTTGCCGCAGTGCCAGCAGGCGTAGTGGGCGCCAGCGTACGCCGCTCGGTCGCTGGGCGCGTCCTGCCATCCCATGAGCAGCTTGCGATCGTCGTCAGTCCCGACCGGAATCACCCACTCCCCGCAGTGCGCGCAGCGCAGCGCGATCTGTGCAGATGACGCGCTGGAGTACCGCGACCAGGTGATGCCATCCTCAGTGGTGACCGTCGACTCCCCGTACACCCGGGCCCGCGCTTTGTCCGTGCCCCGGATGCGGGCCAGCAGCTGCTCGAGCTTGTTGCTCTCATCCGTTTCGCCGCTGCGACCGAACTCCTCGAGCTCCGTGATCACCACGTGGCGAGTCGCAAAGCCGGCGCGCTGCTTGTCGCCGCCGCCCGCGCCCATGAATTTGAGGAAGGCGCCGTTGCCGAATCGCAGCAGGTCTGGGAATCCTCCGCGGCTGCCGGCCCCGACGTCGGGCACCAACTCCCGGTAGCGGGTCTGCTGGATGACCGGCAGCAGGTCACGCAACCACTTATCCCGCGCCATGCGCATGTCGGGTACGCCGAACACCACCGTCTCGCGCAGCTCGAACAGGATGTACGCGAGAACAATGAGACAACACGACAGGGTCTTAGAGCTTTGCGACGGACCGGTAACCCAGTGCTCCCACCAGCGACCCGAGTCCACCTCTTCGAACCACAGTCGCGTGAACGGTTGCCGGTCGCAACGGTAGCGATGCCCAGCGTAGTCGCCGGATGGGATCACGATCTCCGCCTCAGCAAACTCACGCATGCTCCTGCGCCGCGGTGTTTGAGCCGCATCCACGAACCACCGCGCCTCGTCGGCGATGGTGGGATGCAAATGCCGCAAGCGTTTCGCGGCGCGCTTGGGAGTTGCCGTCGGTGTCGCCATACCAGCCGCGCAGTCACTTGGTCGCCTCGATCTCCACGATGGTGGGGTGTATCCTCCGCATCCACCATACGCCCAGCCCAATAGCGTCCGCTACGTCGGCCCCGCCGTCGTCGGCCGCCGCCGCCCGATACATCGGAAACTCCATCGCAACCAGCGACCGCCGCGTATGCTTGGGCACGCCCCGCGTCCACTCGTTCTCCAGGACTCCGTGTACGTGCGAACACGCCGGGCAGCAGCACCGTGCGTTGCACGCCTCAGTATGCCTCCCCGTTGACGATCAGCACCTCGGGCGCATCAGACCCAGATCCGCGATGACCTCGGCCATTGGCGTTGGCCAGGTTTTTGCGTGTCGCACAGTCGATGTGCGTCCATCGGCCCGATGGGTACAGCTCCGGCAACCGTGCGTCCGCGTAGTAGCTCACCAGCACTCTGGCCCGCTCAAACCTGCGCAACTCGTTGGCCAACCGGTCGTGATCGTCGATCCGCGGCGCACCAAACAAATCCACACTACCGCCAGCGTCGCCGAACTCATGGTGATACGCTTGCCCGCCGCGCGTTCGGCGCAGGTACGGCGGATCGCAGTACACGACCGTGCCTCGCTGATCCTCTATCGAGCGCAGCATATCGAATCCATTCATCCGCGCGATGCAAACCCCTTTGAGCCGGTCGTGCCACGCCGGGACGGAGTCCACCGCGGATCGCCAACGGACGCCCGGCGCCCCGCCATTCTGTGACCAGCGAATCGCCATCGAGTAATCCAGTCGCTCCGTTCCCGCCACGCCGTTGCGGCACATCCACGCCAGCGCCATGTAGACGGCCGCCCGCCGCACATCCGGCTCTCCGTCAAAGTCAACATCGATGCCATCACGCTGTTGGTCGATCCACTCCTGGCATAGCAGGAGGCGGTCCACCGCCTCATATAGATCCCGCCAGCGGTCTCCAGCCAGCACCGACGCGAGGTTGCACAATTCGCCGTGCAGGTCGCCGACCATCTCATTCGAGCAGTGCGGTTTACCCATCAACACCGCCAGCCCGCCGCAAAACGGCTCGTAGTAGGATCGGTGCCGAGGCTCATCATGGTCTCCCGTTCGTCGCATCGCTCATCGCCGCCTCGACCATTTCCCCGATCCGGGCAACCGCCTCGTTGACGACGTCCGCTGCGTCATCGCCGTAGCGCCTCTGGAGGCGATCGGTCGTGCTGCGCAAGGCCTCGGCGACGGCCAAAAGCAGCTCGTGTACGTCCTCCCTGGGTAGCAGGTTCCCCTCTCGCTGCAGTCGGTCGAGTTTCGCGAGGCGCCATTTCTCGCGCCGCAGCCGCTCGAGGTTGGGACTGTTCGGCCCGCCGACCTCCCCGTCCTCGTCCTCGCGCAGGATCTGGGGGCCCCGGGTTCGCAGCAGCTCGTGCAGCCACCGCGCGACCTTCCCGAGATCGATAACCGCCTGCCCGACCGGAACGCCGTAGCGGATCGCCTGCTCGTTGAGGACCTTGGGCTGGCGGCCGGAGAGAGCCGCCCAGTGCTTCTGTGGGATCGCTGCGTAATGCCGCTGCCGGTCCTCCTCCTCGCGCTCTCGCTGATACCCGCGTAGCGCGGCAGACTCCGCCCGATTCGGCGTTTGGCCGCAGCGTTGCTTCTCCAGCGCTGCGGCCACCAACAATCGGTCATACACACCCTGCCATCCTCACGCCCCCGACCGATCACCACACCGGAAATTCCCGGCCGTCCCATCCCCCCGAAAACCCCTGCGCGCCGGTTACTTACCCGCAAAACACGCCACCGCGCACGAAAATCCCACGCCAAAAACGGGCTACGCCC